AACACGTTTCCGCTAGTAAGTATTAATAAACTTATATCATATTCTGTTTGATCTTTTGAACCGGTAGCAATACCAGTAGGTCTTTGAAAATTTTTATACACAGTATCTTCTAACCATGTTTTCATCTCTTCATATATATGCATCTTCTCGTCTAGCATTACTAATAGATTAAGTTCAGTATAATCTATTTTATCGCCAGGGAATGCGGCATCTACACCACGAAACGGTTGTATAGCCGGCGCCAAGTTAATACTTGGATGGTTAACACTCTGAGCAAAGAATTCCAAGTTAGGAAATCTTACTCTATTAACTATTAGCTTATAACCCGTAGGCTGTAGAAAACTAGGTGGCTGTAATGTGGATGTAGTAGTTGCCATGAGACCTCTATATTATATAACCTATTTATACGTTTAAGTTAGTACAAATATGAAAAAAAAGGGAGAGCCGAAGCTCTCCCAGTTTATTACCGAAGTAATGTGGCTTATGCCATTATGTTGTCAACTCTGAAGATACGGTAGTATTGGTTAGTTTTAACCGCTGCTAGACCGTTTGCAGGTGTTGCGCCAACGAATGGATTAGATACCATGCCGTAACGAGTTTTGAACCCGATTTTTGGCTGGAAGTTATCTTCGCCAACAGCACGAACCATAGTTAATGGAACGTATGGGCAATAGAATACACCTGCGTCGTATGGGTTAGTACCTTTGTATCCAACGTTAACGTAATCAGTAGATGAATACGGATCGATGTATACTTTTGTACGTCCATTAAGAACACCAGCGAATGTGTTTCCTGTGTCATCAACATTCAAGTTTGTGCTAAGAGCTGGAGAATAATCCAACATTCCAGAAGCAGCAAGAGCAGAAGCAACATCTGATGAACAGATGATGAAGTTACCTTTACCACGTCTAGTTTCTTTTGCAATTACGTTAGACTCACGTTCGATTTGAACGATAAGACCCTTGAATTTTTCAACAGACCAACGACCATCAGCATCTGTAGACATGTTGAAGATACCGTTAATAGCAGTAGAAGCTTGCAACGCACCAGTTTTAGCTTGGCTGTTGATTGTTCTGATTACTTCTCGGTTAACTTCAGCAAGAATCTCAGTTGATAAGATGTTTGCTAGTTCTGTTTCAGCATCCAAGCCGTGAATTGCTTTAAGATCTTGAGCAAGTTCTAAGCTGTATTCTGCTTTCAAAGCACGTGATTTTGCAGTCACAGTTGCTTTTTCAATGGTGAAACCCATTTCATTGAAAGAAGAAGATGGTCCTTGTCCTGAAGATCCTAGACCCTCAGCGTTAGCTGTTGACATACCACCAGCAGTTCCGCCTGTAACTCTTTCAGAGTCAAGAGAGGAGTCACCAGCAACATTACCTGCAGTAGCATCAATGCCAGATAGACCTGAAGGATTAGTGTTTTCAGTTACAGATGAGTCACCTGAGTGACCTGTAAGAGCTTCGTTGAATAGAGCTTCAGCAGTAGCTGTTGAGCCTGTGCCTAATCTAGATTTCATTGCGAAGATCAATCCTGTTGGACCAGTCATTGGTTGTACACCGCAAACGTCATATGCCATCATATTAGGCATCGCACGTCTTACGAGTGAGATTAATACTGGGTCCCAGTTAGCAGCACTTGATGTAGCATTGCCTGGAGCAGCCTCAGTAAGGAAGTTTGATTGTGCACGTTCTTCACGTAGAGCTTTTTCTGTGTTTTCCAACACAACAGCAGTTACGCTTCTTCTGTGCGAGTCTTTAATAGCTCCAGCTGATTCTTCTGAAAGAACTGGGTTCCATTTTTCGACTAAACGATCGTATGTATGCATCTTTAAATTCTCCTTTAAGATGTTTTTCTAAGGGCTTGAAGATATGCATCCATTGAAGAAGAAACTTCAACAGCATTATCTGCTGTATCTTCTACAAGGTCTGCACCAACTTCTACTGATTTAGCTTCTTTAGTGAAGTATGAATCTTTGATAGTTTTCACTTTCGCTGAGAAAGTTTCTTCATCAATGTAATCAAGGTCTTCTGCTAATTTAGCTAGCTTTTCAACTTCAGTTTCTGCTAAACCGTGAGCATGCTCGCGGATAACTTCATAACGTTGGAACAATTCAAGCTCTTCAGTCATTTCAATATTTTTAGCGGTCTGTGAGTTTAATGCGTCTTCAAGTTCTTCAACTTGTTCTGCAAGGTCGTCTACTAGGTCTTCTTTGGCTTCTGGCACATCCACATAAGACTCAACGAATAGATCTTTAAGACCATTCATAAAGTTTTCTGCAATTTCTGCTCTCAAACCAGACTGTATTGCAATCTGATTTTCTTTCATCCAATTTTCAACCACATAGTTAAGGTAGCTGTCGATTTTCTCGACAAGGTCTGATTTAGTACTAGCAATTTCTTCTGCGAGTTCTGCTGAATAAGACTCTTCGATTCGGCCAATTTCTTCACCAAGCTTGCTTTTAATAGCAGCTTCGAAAATAGTTGCAGCTTTATCTTTGAATCCATCAGAAAGAGTTGCTTCTGATTCAACCAATGCATTGAGATCACCAGAGAAGTCGTATTCTGCTTCTGCGATAGCTTCGCCATTAGCATCTACTTCTTCATGGTAACCAGCTTTAACCATGCCACCGCCCATGTAATTTTCATAACCTGCAGAAATCTGAGCTTTGCTCATATTTTGCATTTTAGCCATTACAGATTGGATCATGCCAGCCTTAGTTTTAGGCGGTTGAGTCTGTTTCGTAGCGTTGGCCGCAGCCTTTACGCCAGTCACAGAAGCTGTTTCCGCGTCTTTAGGATTGTCCGACAGTGATGCTTCAGAAACGTTTTCGTTCTCGTCAACATATGTCATTTCATCCTGATTTGTATCAGTCATGTTCTGACTCCTATATTTTATTTCATTAACGAGAGGAAATTCTTAAACTCACGAGTCTGAACCTCATAAAGGTCTGTTCTCTTTGCTTTCTTAATTTCGGTCTCCATTTTTTCAATTACTCGAGCTTCAATAATACCGTTATTCCAGATCCAGTCTACGCCTTCCATTATTCCATTAACAAAAGCTGTAGGCGCTGATGGATCTTGTACGATGTCTACCGTATTAAGAATAAAGTCGTCTTTGACAATCATTGCGCCATTACGTTGCTCTAAGCTACCCATACCACGTGTTGAAACACCTAGTTTGACACCACCTTCAAGTAGACCTTTAACAATCTGTCCGTTCGGAGTATCTAAGATAAGTGCTTTACCCATCACATTCTTGCCTTCAATATTAAGACGCTGAATAAGATGGGATACCTTATCTAAGTTCACAGTTGGTCCATCGGGATGGTTTAATTCTCCAACTGATCTCTTAGTATTTACTTGATCTTTGACGTATTTGCCCACAGCTTTTTCCATTACCATCTGTGGATATATACGTCCATTTCTATTTTTTGATTCGGCTTGTGCAAACACACCCTCAATCATATAGTTCTTACCGCCACCTTCTATGGCTTCGGTAATGAACTCTACGTCGTTTTCTGTGTATTCTGTTATAAGCTTCATTCTATTTCCTTACAAGACTCTATAATTTACAATTAGCGTTGAATCATCATCCATTTGTCCACCAGTTAAATTGGTTATTGATACTTTAAATGATCCTGCCACAACAGTATGTATCTTAACATCAACTGCTAAACTTGAACTTGCCATAACAACTGATGTTGCAAGAACTTTATTGTTTGTAATTACAATGTCTGCATGTACTGCATCATCTGCTAAGTTAGCATTTAATGTAATAGTGTGACTAATTTTAGCAGTATTAGTTGTACCATTACCTGAACTACTCGCAACATCAGTAGCTAGTGCTGTATTACCTGCACTTGCATCTAGAATATTTAATTCTGCTGTTGTAAGAGTTGCATCGTCTAATATGTTTAATTCTGCGGCTGTTGAAGAGACAGCAGTTGAGGCAAGAGTTAATCCACCGTCTGGTAATACGACTCCGCTGCCAGATTGTGCAGTGAATGTATTGGCTGTAAAAGTAAAGTCTTTTGCACCAGCTAAGTAAATATCTAAAGTATCATCAGCTGTTCCACCGTCAATATATGTGTCGGCATCAGCATCTAATATTAGATTATTACCATTTAGATCTAATGGCTTACCCATTTCAATAAATTC